GAAGTGTTTAGTGATGTAGTGCTAGCGGGAGAGCCTCCAACTCCGTCTACAGGGGTGGGAGCTGCTGCGTCAGCGTACCTTACAAAGTAACTAATAATCGTAGCTTCAGGGTCGCTAAAATAATTTCTACCTGCTCCACCAGAATTAGTTCCAGAAGCAGATTGAGAAGCTACTTTCCATCTTGACGAAGATGAATCATAAAAAAGTAAAGCACTAGTCTTACTAGATAATCTTACGTCTGCTCCGTTTGAAGTTAATAACCTATTAGCAGCAGTTGTTTCAGTAGAAGAGTCATTCTTTAAAAATAATGTTTCGGAGGTGTCGTTATAAAGAAGCACTTGCTGCCCTTGTATTCCAGCAAACAAACCGTGGATGTCGCCAGAAGTTGTGCCTGTAATTTTAATTAGTGGACTTTGGATAACTTCAGAAGTAAATTGCGCCGAAGTTAACGAAGATGCAGAAGCAACTTGAGAAATAGAGGAATTTAAAGTCAGAACGTCGTTGATCTGATACAAAGCATCTTGATTAATGTTTTGGATGTTCCCAGAAACATTGCGTGCTACGATTGCGCCGATAATAAAGCTTTCTACATCAGCTCGGGGTAAATTTGCTAAAGCAGCTGCTACTGTCGACCCTTCGTTACCTACTTTAACTTTTAATTCGCCGTTTTTCAACATTAGAACTAAAATAGCAGCGTAGTAATTGTTCGTCGGAATGTTTAAATTTGCAACAGATGAACCTGGAGAAACTGTAATGTTGTTATTATTTGACGCAGGTAAAGTTACACTTCCAGAAGATAAAGTAACTAACTGATTCCCAATTGGCGCTGCGATCTTAGAAAAATTTGATTCGGAATCAGTGACTTGTGTAGATTCTACACTTACTACTAAAGAGTTATTTGCTTTTAATCTTAAAGTAGGCTTAAGTTGCGTGTTAATAGAACTAAGTAAGTTATCAAGTTCAGGGTCTGTAGAAGTGCTAAGTTGATTTAGCGTTCCTCGGTAAATAGTCTGTCTTGCATCAAATTTCTGCGACATTCTAGCCTCTTATTTTATTCTTCTCGTAATCTCTTACGCACCGCGAATCTTTCTAAACCTTATTACATCACCAGGCTCTAAGTTAAATGTAAACTGAACCTGAGTTCTTGGGGGCGAGCCTACGAATGTGTAGTCTAGTACATCATCTAATACTTGACCGTTAAAGTACACTTCTAATTCTTGCCCTTCATAAGTACCGCTGAGTGGTAGCGTAACATTTGTCCCAGCGATTATCGTACTTGTTATGGTCAGTCTCTCGTCGTAAATGGGAGTGGAGGCTGCTTCATCAAGGCTTCTCGGCACTCCATTTACAAGACGGAGAAACTTTCCCATATTAAATAATCTACCTTAAAACCTTTACGGCGTCAACAATTAGTTAATACCGTTAAGCTGCATGGGCATAACATCTATGATATTTGTATTCTGCACTACACCAACGCGTACCACAGCAGTATTTGTAGCCGTAGGAGGAGTGATCGAAAACCCGCCAGAAGAAGTCAAGTAAACCGGTCGGCCTAAATCAGAACTTGAGAAAGCCGAATCGCTTGATCCAAGGGTATGAGAACCTAAAGAAATCACTCGAATTGAGTCACCTGCTGCAACTGCTGCGCTTGAAAGAGCAATACCAATTACATAAAAGTTATCAGCCGAAGAAGCATCGTTATCTGCTTTATAAACTCGACCTGCAGTTTCACCAGTTCGCGCTCGACGAACTAGAAAGCTTGTGTTTGCTGCAAACGATTCACCTGCAATCAAGTTCCTAGCAATTAAAGGAGCTTGTTGAACTGAAAGCTCAGTTCCAGATCCACCAATGAGAGTTTGTTGATCAAGAGCAGAAGATATGATCTTATCCTTAGTTACAGCGTTATCAGCAATCTTGCCAGTTGTAACTGCCAAGTTGTTGATCTTATTGGTTGTAACAGCATTATCAACAAGTTTAGTATCGTCAACGGAATTCGCTGCAAGTTTACCAAGAGTAATACCAAGATCTTTTACTCGGATACCAGAGGCAGAGCGTTCGATAGTAGAGTTATCAGCATGAACGCGAAGTTTACCGCCATCACCAGGAACGTCAAATTCAAGTCCTGCATTAGTTGCCAGATCAACTAAAAGAACATTCCCTGACTTATCAAGCCCCGCGCCTGCTGTAATTCCAGAAAGACCCCCGAACTCAGCCCAGCTAGAGCCGTCCCAACGCATAAAGTAATTATCGTCACGATTCCAAACAAGAGCACCTTCGCCTTGTACGGACACATCGTAAGCAACTACCCACGCAGAGCCGTTATACTCAACTATGTCGTTATCTCCAACACCTGAAATAGTCCCCCAACCAGTAGCCAAAGAGCTAGTACCAGATTGAAGAATATAGCGCTGACCAGTAGCAGCAGCAGGGAGTCCTGCACCTGGGGCGGTTGTGGATGCATCAGCAACTAGATCGTCAATATCCTTTTGAAAATCAAGGCCAGCAAGTGCCGCGTCTAACTGGGAACGATTAACCGCGTCGCCAGGATTTGTTCCGTTTGCCAAGTTGGTAATCTTAAAGTTACCAAGAGACAGGTTTGCCGACATTGCGCGGCTGCCATCTTGAAGTATCGCTTGATTAACGTCTGCCAAGTTGACATTCGCGTTTGGCATCGTAATAGTACGAACCGTGTTAGTTGCAATCGCAGAAGCTTCAAAAGCGATCTTCTTGGTGTTATCCAAGTTATCAACAATACGGAACACGTCATCTGGGCGCTCGTTTCCTGCACTAACCAAGGCTGCATCAATACCTTGAAGGTGATCCTGAACTGTTTGAGAAGCAGCGGAATAATTCACTGGAGTATTTTTTACTCCGATTCGATCTGCACCCGATGTTCCTGAAGTTGACTCAAGCTGGGTCTTAGTAAAGTATCGACCATCGTGGTGGTGCAAAGACGCAGAAATATCACTACCGTTTTGCAGCGTCAACAAGTTATCTAAGATAGCTTTAGTAAGCTCGGTAGGAGAAGACGCTCCAACCTTTAAGCTACCTACTACTAGGGCGTTTTGTTGTAAGTCAACATTTCGCTGTACGCCGTTTATTAACCTACTAAGAACATTTATGTCTGCCATTATTCTTTCTCCTCAAGTTTTTTAATGGTTATAGAAAGCTCACAAGTCATTCCATAGATGTTTAAGATGCGTAACATCTTTTCTAAGGCGTCCTTTTGAATTTGACTAATCTTTTCGCCAATTTGCTGCGATAGAAGATCTGCTTGTTCAAGGGACATCTTATTTACATCTACCTTACGAACTCTCTCTTGCATAGTATACCCTTTCTTGCTTTCAATTTTTTTTTATAATTGACCGACGACTTTAACATCAACCATAACATCTTTTAACAAAGGATTAGTGAGATTTGAAGCTATTACTCCAACGCTAACTACAAAATCCCCTGCTACAAATCCACCAACCCCAATACTAGGCTGTACATTTGATAACTCCCCAGTCTTAGAAATATAAAGAACCTCACCTACAGATCCAGATACCGTTACATCTACCAATCTTCCTTGCGTGATAACTTCTGAAGATCCTGATGGGCTAATAGACTGCGCTACCAACCCTAGACAGGCACGAGCCTCAGCCTCAACCCCAGGGTCTATCTTTAATAGTTGACCAGAAGAGTCAAGTCTTACAGGTTGACCTTTATTTAAAGAACCCCCAGAACCGTTGGGTCTAGAGGGTATGGCTGACCTTACGGCCGCCGCATCTAGAATAGAACCGCGAAGGCGAGGATTGTAAGTCATACTTTTAAATACCTAACTTGTCCATTGATTTATAAGAGTTAATTTTAGCAGGTAAACCGCAAGTAATTCCAACATAATTTTTTTATTAAATTAGCGAGTAAATAAACCATCATAACACAAGCCAATTGTTTCCATCACTAACCAGTGTAAAGGATTCGTACTGAACAGTCAAAGTTAATGTTGTCAGACCGTCGATAGTTTGTGTGCCAAACGGGTCAATCGTAACCGCGTTTACAGAGCTATCAACCTTCTTGATGTAAAATACCTTACCTTGGTTTGCAGTCGCATCTGGAAGATTTAACGTCACAGGATTTGAGCCTGCATCAACCTTAATAACTGCATCGGTTCCAAGAACATTATAAGTAACTGCAGAGACTTGCGTAATAGCAAGAACTCCACCGCCTCCTCCACCTGAAGCGCCGATGACGATTGTGTTTGCTGTTTGCGTCAAGCTGACATTTGGACCAGCAACTAAAGTTCGCATCTCAAGGTTAACACCAGTCTTCTGCTTAAATACTTCAGCGCCACCGCCAACATTTGAAGCAGTATTCGCTTCGCCGATAGAAGCTCCAACATTAAATCCGCCAAGGCTTCCAATTCGGAAGATCAGTCTGTCACCAATTTCAAGAGTTTGAAGAATCTTAATCTTATCACTAAGAGTCGCAGGCGGTCCAACTTCAAGCCAGTCCTGCCCAAGCTCTAAAAGCTGACCGTTTAAGTAAACTGAAAGAAGGCCATCGCCTACAATGTACTGTTCTTGAAGGTTAGAATCACGAGAGTCTAAAGGAATAGTGATGTTTGTGTTCGGGGCAACTGGACCTGTAATCTCGTTGTCATCTGCTGGAGGGCCAGATACGACGACCAAAGGCTCTTCGTAAACGTTCGTATCAAGAAGAGTTCCAAGTGCGTTGATGTTAGCTGTGTTTTTAGATATAGCCGTAACTAACGAAGAAGATGTGTTGAATAAGTTTCCGAAAAGAGCTGGGTTCGGCGTGGCTGTATAAGGAACACTTGTTGCCGTCTCTGGGTCAAATCCTAAGAATTGATCAAGAGGTTCAGGTACCTGATCTGTTATCTCGATCTCTTCACCTGGATCTAACTCGCCAAGACCTCGAACATAAAGTCTGCTGCCTTCTCGGTACGCAAGCCAGTAAGTATCCTCGCTAAGTGGAACAGAGCCGCGAGCCGAGACTCGGTAGTTAGAGGCGGTTAATCCGACGCCATCGTAGTTTACAGCAGTGTAAGGATTAGGCAATTGAACCCAAAGAACCTCTTGATCCGCGATAGCGATAGCTTGTGAGCCAGCTTGTCGAGTGAGGGTTAGGTTAGCAGAGCTAGAGAATATTCGAATATAAGCAATCGGATCAGAGTCTAGAGGAGAAAGAGCATTATCGGTAATCGATAAGAAAGCTCCATCCCATCCAAACTTAGCATCGTTGTTGACGCCTGAAAGAACCGAAAGGCCTGGGTTTGCAAAAGCTCCAGGAAAGGAAACTGCGGGAGCTTCGTACCAATAAGTGGTACCTTTGATCTCTCGGATGTTGTCCATTACGGCGTCCATCCACTGCTTTAAATTTTTAATGTCTTTGTCTGCGCCGTTGAACGCCGTGTTCAAGGGCTCGCTTCTAGAAGACCAAGGAAATGTATATCCAGGGTTTCCGGCTCTACCAAGCCTAAAAAAGTTATTGCGCGCATCTCGAATCTGTGTGATGATTCCAGAAGTGTTTACATCAACTTCCGCGATTCTAATCTTGTTAGCGTCACCTGTAAAGTTAGAAGTGTTGATTGCAAAGGTTGCTTTTAAAAAGGTGTAAGTATCGACTAGTTGACTGAACTCCCCGCCTTGACCACCGTTAGCAGTCTGATCCCAGAAAGCGCGAGAGTCAGCGCCACCAGAGTCCTTCTCGATAACGAGTTCGACATAATTGGTAGCGTTAGGAGTAAGCTGATTCGTAGAAAGATTTCCAAGACTTGGAGCGCCTATGTATAGAACGCCATCATCTTGTCCAAGCATGCAAGAAGAGCCAGCGAGGACTAAAGATAAAGTGTCGGAGCCAACGCTACTAGGAGTAGGATTAAATCCAGAAATTACAAAGTTATTATTGGCCCACACATTCTTGTGTATACTTTTAAAGTCGGCACATACAAAGTCCTCAATATTCCTGTAATCAGGAAGATCAAGCCTTTGATTTGCTCGTATAAGGGTTTGTTGGAGAAGGGCCATTAGAATTTCCTACCTTTTATTTTATTATTACAGTTCATTTTAGCACGCTCTTGTACCTTTTTGTAAGGTTATCATAAGCCCGCAAAGGTTGCAGGTTTTGATCTAAAACACCAACGGCGGCAACCCACTTCGACTACCAACATAATCGGCATTGTCGAAGGTAGGACAAGCCACACAGCATTCAAAAAGCACTTCGGGAAACTCGATGATAAATCGAATCACAACTCCGGCGGCAATAAGCTTTCTAATTAAGCCTTCTGCAGCCTGTCGAGCTTCTGAAGTTCCGGTCACATATACAGGGTAGTCGTCTCCAGTTACTCTAGGTATCGTAGGCGTATTGACTACCAAGTTTATCAAAGATCCCGACGGGTGAGGCTTTTGAAAGATATAAGAGGCGTCAATAAGTAAACTTGAGTTATTCGGTCTACTATTATACTGAATCGGGCCTTCTTGATCCGCTCTACCGAAGTTTATCAGAAATAGTCCAGGTTGATTAGGAAACAGAGAAGTATCGCTTAAAGCCAGCGTAGGGCTGATAGTGCCCTCGTCGATCTGTACCGTTGTAGTAGCTACTCGACCTGTCACGGTGAAAAGTTGACCAGTTGGATCAAAGATGTAAGCAGAAGGGTAGGTAGGGATGATTATGTCTGGATCCTCTTGCAAATCAGTTGAGAACCCTAGAACTGCGTTTGCTGTGCCGCCTGTAATCTGGTACTCCATTGCGCCAGCTCGGGTACGAAGGCCCACCTTGTTTCGTTGCTGCCGTGCGTCATAAAAAGCTTCTAAGAAAGGTACCTGAGCGTTTATGACTCGCGCCACTTCCTCTGCAGTGGCAGCGGTTTGATCTACGAAGTCGGTCGCATGATTGAAGGTCACAGTATATGGTATAGAGTCTACTGTCAACGATAAAGTTGAAGACGGTCCTGTAA